ATGTCAATAGTAATTATGTTTGTTTTAGGCATATATTGTATATATTGAGAAGAATGAAACAGCAACTCACCAGAAAACAACAGGCATTCGTGCGATACCTCTTGGCTAATCCAAAAGCTAGTGCTACTGAAGCAGCAAATCAAACGTATAGTGTTGCCAATAGAGGAGTAGCAGGAACCATTGCAGTAGAGAACATGCAAAAACCTGCAATCATGGCAGTATTAGAAAAACATGATCTAAAAGCTCAAAAGGTCTTAGCAGAGGGGTTACAGGCTACAAAAGGTATATATGCTAATGGTGAAAAGGTAGATGAGGAAATAGATCATCAGGTTAGATTACGTGCTGCTGACTCCATCCTAGATAGGCTACATGGTAAGGCCACTCAAAGGGTAGAACAGCATTCTACCTCTGTTAATCTTAACTTATCTCTTAACGATATTACGTAATTGTCAATAGGCTAACTCTCCTTTATCCATTACGTTTATGCTATTACCCATACGCTAGATATGGTGTATTGACATAGGCTAAAACCCCTTTCTGGTATGGCTACCTCTGTTAACGCATGTCGCACAATGTGCAATTTACGACATGGAATATATATTATGACACATTTACCTCTGTTATCTTGACATCCCCCCGGTTATATTGGCTTTGTAGGTTCCATGCCAACCTTATCTATAAATAAGCGATAGCGATAGTACCTGTACGTCAATTCACGCTGTAGCCAAATTCAAAAATCCCAAAGTCCTTGGGACATGGGATAAATGACGAAATAAATTGTTATTTTTTATTTCTTCCGGATGGAGCCGGGTCAACGGTCACCAGTTTAACGACTTTTTTCTCAACAACCATGAGCATATTCAAGAAGCTCATGGTTGTTGCTTGAGTTGGTGGTTTCTTTTGGGTAAAACCAAAACTCTTCAAATTAACAATTTAAATCATGAGGTATGTATGCCCCGTAGAAAAATGACGGAAGAAGAAAAAAAGGCCTGGGGAGCGAAGATGAAAGCTCTCCGAGAGGCTAAGAAGCAGGGAGTGGCTAAGAGCAACCTGGAGCCGGGGATAGTTCCTGGCCCTAAGCGTGTTGAGGATACGGCTACTAGTGAGAGAGAGCAAGCCACCCCGGTGGTATCTCCCAGCGCACAGGTTGAAGAGGTACAGGGCGAGACTGAACTAGAGCAGCTGAAGCGGCATGTGCAGGAGTTGCAGGGCACTTTGCAGACCCTGCTTAGCCAGCAGCAGGCACAGCCGGCATCCCCCCCGGCTTTTCAGGGAGCGCAAGTTACGCCCGGCGGAGTTGTGGGCAGGATCACGAAATTCTCAGTAAAGCCCTCTGATTATCCCGACCCACGAGATAGGCTGTTTCAAGAACAACGGCTCATTCTACAGGGCTTTAACCGTTCCTGGTGGGATTTGGACTGGAGTGTCACGACTACTAACTACGACGGGAAAGACGGCTTGAAGTATGCTGAACCGAAGTTCCAGCTGAAGCTGATCCGTATCCTTCCAGACCCTGACACACAGGAGCCGAGCAACAAGCGCTACGTCCTCTGGAAAGGCTCCTTCTTTGAAGACCCAGCGGCTGCTATGCAGATTGCCGATCAGTACGGCCTGCCTATCGACGAGAGTAACGAGAAACTTTTCTTAGACGAGATGCGCTACTTGCGTATCCGGGACTGGCTCATGGAGGCCTTTTACCCGCCGAAACCGGCACAGGACAAGATGAACAAGCGGGAAATGGTCATTGACAACCGGGTGGTTGATGTCTACGAGGTCAACTCCACTCAGGCCGAGACTATTCCGTTTGGCGAGCTGAAGCGCAAGTTCTAGGGGATACCGATGGGCTACCATCCCTATCCGCTCCAGAAGCGGGCGCATAAGGCATTCCTAGTTGACGGGTATAAGTACGGGGTTCTGTACTGGGGTAGAAGGACCGGAAAAACCTTGTGGTCAATCCAACAGATCTTGTGGTCAGCCATGCTGCACCAGGGGGCGCATCACATCGTCTTTAAAGAATATGAGCAGGCGCAGAAAGTTGCCTGGGAACAGTACCTGCACCTCATACCTAAAGAGTTGATAGCCAAGACTGACAAATCTACTCTGACGGTCTTTTTCCACTACTTTGACGGCGAAATTGAGTGGGTAGATGGCACGAAGCGCAAGATTGTGTCTGATAAGAGTAAGCCGCCGTCACACCTACGGATGCTGGGGTCGGATAAGGCGGATTCCCACCGTGGGCTAGACTCCTACGGCATGATCCTGGATGAGTACCAGGATCAAGACCCCTACGGCTGGGCGGCGGTGTACTCCAAGTTTTTTGCGCACACGAATGGCTGGGCATGTTTTATGGGTACGGCCAAAGACCGTGATTCCTGGAACGAACTGCTTGACTTCGCACAGCGCGATGATCAGTGGTACTACTCCAAAGGTACCTGGCGCGATGTTGCCAAGGGGGCGCCGGGTGTGCCCGAAGGCGAGGGCATAGACCCGGCCTGGGTGGAAAACGATCGCAAACAGGCTGAGGCCCGTGACGAGCTAGGTATCTGGATGCAAGAGATGGAGCTTATCCCGTATTCCCAGCAGGGCGCGGTGTACCCCTTATTTAATAAGGAAATCCATGTGCTGAAGAGCGTTGATGACGTTCCGAAGGAAGGCACGGATTACGTAGTGCTCGACTTCGGTTTCGCCGAAGGGCACCCATTGGCTATGGGATTTGTACGGATTACCAGGGATGACGTCTGGTACCAGTGGGATGAGATACACGGTACCCAAATACAGCTTGACGACGCCTTGAGTGAGATGAAGTATAAGTTGGGCGACCGGCGGCTCACGGCGATAATTGCCGATTCCGCCCGGCCTGACCTGATCGACTACATTGCCTCCAAAGGGTTTCCGGTTATCCCCAGCCCGAAGAAACAGAACTCGGTTACTTCCGGTATTGACTTGATGCGAAAGCGGATTAAGCCCAAGGTGCAGATTGTGGGGCCACCAAAACCAAATTACTACGTCGCCCCGAACTGCAAGAAAACGATCTACGAGTGGACGCACTACCGCTACAAGGAGATAAAGGAAGACCGTCCGCCGTCGGATGCCCCTGAGAAGCGTAACGACGATATGATGGACGCCCTGCGATACCTAGAGCTCTTCTTCAAGTTCGGGCACCCGAATAAGGATGAAAAACTGCCGGAATCCAGCATGCTCAAGGACTTCAACAGCTACGGCTTCTAAACGCTTGTGTTAGTTGACGCTTCAGCATGTTTAATCCCGCTTAGCAGCTAATCCTACATATATATGGCAACCGAAACACAAAAATACAGCATACCTCAAGATAAAGAGTACGAGTACAAAAAGAACTACGAAGACGACTGGAAGACGCACTCTAACTATATTACCGAGTTCGACGCCTACGAGGCGATGGTTATCTCCCAGGTGTATGACTCTGTGTCCAAGACAGTCAGTGGGAAGATTACTGACTCATACGCGACTACCCTAGCCAAAGAACGCGCCGACCGGGTAGCAGCCAAACTGCCCGATGGCACTACCGAGACTGTCGGCCGGGCCGACGCGGGCAAAGCCATGTTTATGGACATACTGCGCCAGAAGTGGGTGTACCCGAACGCCAACGCCCAGCATCCCTTCCAAGAGAAGGTGAATATGTGGGAGTTCTATAAAGAGGTGTACGGCTACATGCCGATGTTCTACGACTGGAACGTGTCGCCTTCTGGATATGTTGGCCCCGACTGCTGGTTGTGGAACCCACGCAATCTTGTCCCGCAACAGGGGCGAAGCTCTATCGGGGACATGGAATATGTGACCGCACTGACCTGGGTGTCCAAGAAGCAGCTTGAGAAGTTCCGCGATCAAGCCAGTGAAGAGAGCGGCTGGGATGTCGAGGCGCTCGATCTGCTTATTGAGATGGCGGGCAATGAAAAGACTAACCAGGACGCCGAACAAGATACCCAGGTAGCCCGCACCCGTACCCCCGGCGATGTTCGCAAGGGTATCTGCTTGGCCACTAGGTACGAGGCCGGCTTTTACGACGAGAAGGAGCGGCCGAACGAGGGGCGATGGATAACCTTTGCTCCGGATCATTCATGCGTACAGGTGAGGATGGTGCCGAATCCGCACCGGAGCGGGCGTATACCATTTGTCATTAACTACTCGCAGCCATTGTTTGATTCTTTCTACGGTCTGGGCGAGTTCCAAAGGCAAAAACCGTTGCAGTTTGCCCGCGACGGTCTGACTAACTTCTACTTCCAAGGCATTAAGAACCAGCTTATACCTCCGTTAGTGGCCAACGCGAACGGCGTGTTGAAGCACACACTTGATTACCGCGCCGGTGGTGTCATTTTGGAGACCCTACCGAATTCTGTCCGCACGCTTGAGGTGGGCACCACAGGGTTAAATACCTACCAAGCGGCCATGACTTCACTGACTGGACAGATGCTAGCAACCTCCGGCTCACAAAATGCCTCAATCCCTGGTGCGGAATCGCTCAACCCGTCGCAGGGCAAAACGCCGGCGGCTATTGATCTGTACTCGAACAAGGAGGCCTCTCGTGACGGCGCCAATCTGCGCCATCTGGAAGCCGCGTTGGAACAACTAATAGACGGGTTTAACTCGCTGATTGTGAACGTCGGCACCGAAGACATACCGATTCAGCTGTTTGCCGAGGACATTGAGGCGATAAACCAAGCTGGGCTGACCGATGTCATGGAGATGTTCTTTGACATGCCGATGATGCCTGATGCTACGGGTACTGCGGCCGATTTGAAGATTAACCCGGCTGCCCTCCAAGGGGTCGAGTACCGCTTTAACATCGAGCCAAACTCTACCACGAAGCAGAACAAAGAGAAGTCACTGATGAGCCTGAAGGACTTAATGACCACTATCGCTTCCCTGAAAGATGTCATCACTAATGATCCACGCATCCAAGTTGACTGGCCGCTGATGATGAAGTCCTACGAAGAGTTTAGCGACATTAAGGGCGCGGCAGGATTCATTAAAATACAGCCCGGCCCGAGCCCGCAGGAGATGCAATTAATGCGGGAAAACCAGCAGCTTCAGCAGCAATTGCAACAGATACAAGCTCAGTTCCAGCAGCTGCAGCAGGACACGGCGCTCGATAAGCGAGACGCCGAGAACCAGAAGCAGAACGAAGAAACCGTCCGTACCGTCACCGGCCTAGCAAAAGACGTTGCCGCCGCCCAGCAACCCCCGCCTCCGCCGCAGGAGCCGGTGGTGAATAAGAGTGGTCAGATGTTTAACGCCCCCGAACTAGGCCAAGCGGCCGACGCAATAACCAAATTATAAGGAGTGAGTATGCAAAGCGGAGCACAGAATGCAGTAGTCGGAGACCTAGACGAGTCAACGATGTTGCCGGAAACTCAGGTGCCGGAAGACGCCCTAACCGAGGAAAAAAAGATGGCGAAGTACTCCGAATCCGCCGAGTTCAAGCGTTTACGCGAGTTTATGGAAGCCCGCGTTAATTTCTACCAGCGTTATCTACCGAATGGCCAGCAAGTCGAGGGCGACCCTGTACGCGTTGGTTTACCGCAAGGTGTACCGGCCGGACAGTTAGAGTCATACTGGATTGCCGCTTGCATCGTGATCAAAGAGTTTGAGAATGTGCTCGACGAGTATGACCGGGCGCGTGAGGCTGTGAAGAATGCCGCCGGACGACAAGACTAAACAGTGGTTTGAACGCCACAACTTGACGCCTCCAAGCCATACCCCGCATGGCAGCGCCGACGACATAGCGGACAAAATGCGCCCGGCCAAGATACGCTCTTGGCGTATGGAGGGAAATCGGCTAATTGCAGAGACCGATATAGGTAGGTTAGTCAACTACGTAGACCCGAACGTAGTCATGACCGGAGTTGATGAGAACAACCGACCAATCTTTAAGCGTATACAAAAGAAATAATGCTCATGGTTGTTGTTTAACCCGGTGCTATTTCTCCTATTAATGGTGTCGTCCGACCATAAACGTGGACTGATTTAACAACAAATAAAATAGCGCCGCCCGGCTTACGAGGGCAGAAAAGGAAAAGCGAGATGGCAGATGTAGAACCCGACAATCAAGTTGTTG